ACGGTTGAACGATAAAGAAGCAAAGAAGGCAATTTCCTCCGCTCTTAAAAAGTCGATTCTTATCATTCGTAAACAGGCACAGGAAAATCTAGTTTCTGCTGTTAATGATGCGGAATTTAGCAGTTCTAAGAATGGCGTATCGTTCAAACCGTTAAAGAACGAAATAAACGTAGCAGTTTATCGCAATGCTTCCGGTGCACGGGTCGACCTGATCGACCGCCGCAAAAAGGGATCACGCGCCTATATGCTGAAATGGTTCGAATCAGGAACAAAAGAACGAGCTACCAAAAAAGGAGCGAATAGGGGTATTATAAATGCTTCCCACTTCTTCTCTGATGCGGTCAAATCGAAGCAGAAAGAAGCAGAGAATTCACTAGAGAAAAATATAATTGATTCTATAACGAAAGTAGCAAATAAAAAGAAATGAGTTTATCAATAGGCGCACACGTATATAAAAAATTAAGCAATTCTACGGAGTTGGCAAAGTTGGTTACTGATAAAATTTATGCGATTTCGACCAAAACGGAAACATCTTTTCCGTTTGTGATCTACAAACGCAACTCCTTAACGCCGGAATATACGAAAGATAGGTACGGCACGGGTGACACAGTTTCGGTTGAGATCGTTGTCGCCAGTGATAACTATTTGAACTCTGTTACAATCGCGGAAGAGGTACGTAAATCGCTCGAAAATAAACGAGGAAGTTATGACAACTTCGACGTGATCGACTCGAAGTTAATAAGCGCGGACGAGGATTTTATCGAAGATACTTTCATTCAACATCTCGTATTCTCATTTAAAACAGAATAATTAACTAAAACACGATAAAATTATGAGTAAAGCTAAATCAGTATTAGGAAAAGACCTAATGTTATTCATCGACGGTAAAGCCATCGCACTTGCCACATCTTGTAAATTGGGACTTTCGGCTGAAACAATCGACACACAAAGTAAAGATTCGGGTATCTGGACGGAAAAGGATATTAAAAAACTTTCTTGGAACGCTTCCAGTGAAAACGTATTTAGCGCGGATGCAGATGCGAATAGCTACGATAAACTATTCGCTTTGTTCTTGGCGCATAAACCTGTTGTTTTGAAATTTGGCGTTGTTGGCAATCCTGACGTAAACGAAATGCCCGCCGCCGGATGGACGCTAGCGGAAGGTGCATATACAGGTAGTGCGGTTATCACTTCACTAGAAGCAAATGCGCCGGATGGAGACAAAGCAACACTATCAATCAGTTTCGAAGGAACCGGACCGCTTGCAAAGGAAGCAGCTAGTAAATAACTTACGGGCGGTGTTTTGCCGCCCTCTAAACGACTTATTCAATGAAAACAATATCACTTAACGGAAAAGATTTTTCTTTGAAATATACGCTTCGTGCGTTCTTTGTGTTCGAATCTATATCCGGCTATCCGTTCCAGTTCGGAAAGATGTTAGACGAGTTTCTTTTGTTTTACTCGTTCCTGCTTGCCTCTAATCAGGAATCGTTCAAAATGGAATTTGAGGAATTTATAGAATTATGCGAAAATGACTTGACTCTATTCGAACAATTCAAAGAATTTATCTTGAATGAAATCAAGCTACGTTCGCAATCGGCAGGAAATGACGTAAAAAAAAAGAAGGTGACAACGCGGAAACGAAAGCCATAAGTATACGCGAACTTTATTCGCGCGTTGTCGGTGAGGGCGGGATCGCTCCCGATTACTTCCTCGATAAAATGGACTTTATCGAGGTCGAATCGTTTATAGACGGATTGAATCGACGCAATCGGGAAGCGTGGGAACAAACTAGATTGTTAGGTTTCATTATAGCACAATCTAATAGCACAAAAACGCTAAAGCAAACCGATATACTCCGGTTCCCGTGGGACGAAGAAGAAAAGAAAAATACGAGCGTAACGAACGAAGAGATGCAACGATTACGAGCTAAAGCAAAAGAAGTAGAATCACAATTAAACACGAATAAAGATGTCTGATATAATAACACGATTATTGCTAAAAACGAATGACTTTGACGCAAATCTGGAAAAGTCAAAAGGTAGCGTAAACAGCTTTCAAGGTGGTATTAGTAATATGGCGAAATCCGTCGGCTCTAGCTTTGTAAAAGTTGCGGGCGGTATTGGTTTAGCTGTAAGTGCTGGGGAGGGATTTACTAAATTACTCAATTCTTCGCAAACGCTTGGCGATCAAACAGCCGCCGCGATGATGTCTGCAAAGACAGGGGTAGACGAGTTCTTTTATTCGCTTGGTTCTGGTGACTTCACTTCTTTCTTGTTGGGAATGGATGATATTATAGCAAAGTCACAAGATGCTTATTCGGCACTGGATCAATTAGGAAATACTGAAATATCATTTGGATATTTTCAAGGAAAATTCGACGAAGCAATAGCGCAAGCGAGATTAAATGCAAAGAATAAGCAATTAGGCAATGACGAACGAGATCAAGCGTTTAAGGATTGGGATAACGAGTTGAAAAAGAAAGAAGAGGCAGGGAAAACCGTTGCCGCAGATGCTTTAAACGCGTTAACGAAAAGTATTGCTGTTGGCACAAAACTTTCAGCAAAAAATATTTCGTTAAATGATTTTGAAAAAGTTATGAGAATTGACCTTATGCCATCTGCAAGCAGGGAAGAAGCTAAAGATTATTGGAAAGGGCAATATAGTGAGTATTTAAAATTATCAAAAAGGATTGAAAGCGACAGAAAGGTCGATGTCGTAAGAACAAATGATTATGGTAAAACAAAATCAATCAATGATGCAGCGAGAATAGCGCAAGAAGGAGCCGCAGAGAAATATAAGGATGCAATAATGTATAATAAGTTGCTGAATAAATTAAGCGATGATGATTTGAAGAAGTTAACAGAATTAGGAAAGAAATACTATGCAACCTCCCAGCAGATAGCCCAGCAACGTCAAGAATTTAACGAGTCTACAACAGAGTTCGGAAACTCGAAAATAGCAGCGGCAAAAGCAGCGGCAGCAGAACCTAAAAAAGATTCTATCGCGTGGTATGATGCGGAAATATCCAAATTAAACAAGAAACTCGTAGCAGAAACGGACACGCAAGCCAAATCAACGATTCAAGCCTCTATAAACGAACTCGAAGCCAAGAAAATAAAATTGCAGGTTGAGACTAGCGGAAATAGTATTGAAGCGATAAACATTCAGTTGTCTGCATTAAACAAACAACTTATCGCCGAAACTGATATGCAAGTGCGTGCAACGATTCAAGCAACTATAAACGAACTAGAACAAAGAAAGATCAATCTAAAGTTTGTAGTCGATCAAGAAGCGTTTAAAATCAAAAACGGCGGGATGAAAGACGGCGCTTTGTCCGTACCTATTGCACCGACTTACGATAAGGTTCCGACGCATGGGAAGGGAGGTAAAAATTTTAAGTTGCCGAAATATGATCCGCTATTTAAAAAAGAAGATGTAGACTTGAACGAAGATTATGCCGATTCGCTTTCGGCTATTGGTGGTGTAATGAGTTCTCTATCTGGAATTACCGATAATAGTGCAGCGTCTTACTTACAATGGGGCGCAAATGTAATGTCAAGTGTCGGGCAGGCTATTCAATCTATCACAAAACTAATTGCGGCTAAAGAAGCGGAGGCAGTAATCAATGGTGTAGCATCGGCAACCGAAACACCCGTTGTTGGTTGGCTATTGGCGGGTGCAGCTGTTGCCTCTGTGCTTGCCGCAATGGCTAGTGTCCCTAAATTCGCAGCGGGCGGTATTGTTCCCGGTGCATCTTTTACGGGTGACAAGGTTCCGGCTTTACTTAATTCGGGTGAAATGATTCTGAACGGATCACAACAAAGTAACTTATTTAAGATGCTAAATTCAGGTTTGTATGGTTCTTTATCACAAAAAATCGCGCCATCAATGGAAGATCAAAGCGTTCGCTTATACAGTGATGTCGAAATAAGAGGGGATCGCATATTTTTAGCATTACACAACCATATAAAGAAAACAGGTAAAAAACTATGGTAAATTACGGCACTATCTATACGCTTCCTTTCAAATCCAGAAAGGAAGTATCTTATTTGATTGAGATACAAAAAGAGAATTATGAAGGAAAAAGTACTGAATTGGTCGGCAGTGGCAATTCTCCTTTTTCCGTGATAATTGAGGACGAGGATTTTTTATATGTACCGACTCGCTTTTCTTCTGCTTCAATCCGTATTGTTGGAGGTGACTATCTGCAAAATTTGTATTCGACCGGATATCAACAATACAGAGTATTATGCAAGCGAAGAAATGATATTATTTGGACGGGCTTTATAAATCCAGAACTATATACGCAGGATTACACGTCTACAAAATTCGAACTAGAAATAGAATGTAGCTCCGCCATGAGCACGCTCGAATATGTTAACTACAAACAAAAGAACGCCGAACAGCGAACTTTTATTAGTTTTTGGGAACTGTTTAGAATGTTCATTGAGCAGTCTCGCGGGTGTTATTCGTCTATATTTATTCCTCATGTGTATGCTAAAAACGAAGATGATTATAATAACGACCTGAACGTATTTGAAGAAATGACGATTAGTGAACAAAACTTCTTCGACGAGGATAACAAGGCTATGACTCTAAAAGAAATATTAGAAGAGGTTTGTAAGTTCTTAAATTGGACTTGTGTCGATTGGAGGGGTGAACTGTATTTCATTGACATAGATCACAAAAGTATTTATTATAAATATGATTGTGATCTGAATACATATTCTAAAGCTACGCCTATTGCGTTGAATGTATCTGATATTGGTTTTGCAGGATCGGAGCACTTTTTAGATATTTTGCCGGGATATAATAAAGTGACTATAAAATGTAGTAATTATCCTATTGAGGAAATCAAGATAACCGAAGATTTTGATAAGCTGAAATTATTATCAAATATCGGAGAAGTATCTACTAATCTGGGTAACGGTAATACAAGACATACACAAAGGGAGGTTTTATATCCTAATATTTTAACGATGCACCAATTCACCTATAAAAATGGTGTTTTGTCTCCTGTTACAGACTTGTCTATTTATAATGATAAGCGTAATGCGACGGAATTATTAGGAGCTATTCCATTAAGATACGCCTCTTATGAATCCGGGCTAAAAACACCAACTACGCAATCGTACAATTATGAGTGTGCAATACAAGTCCGACAACGTTGTGGAACAAAATACGATCCTATTAACGACGTAACCCCCAATTCGGTATTTAATGACTCGATTGTAGTTATCGGTGCAAAGAAAGACGCTTTATTTTTAGGGAAGGGAGGTGCTCTTTCTCTCAATATGAGTATTAAGGTTTTGCAAAAGGATAAATATGATTCTCCCTTTGGTGGCGGTTTGGTTCCTTCCGAGGATGGTATTACATATTTAAAAGATATAATTAAAGTAGGAATAAGAATTGGCGATAAATATGTTTCTAAAGATAATTACGGGCGGTTTACGTGGAGTGATACCCCGTCTATTATGTCTATAAATTTAGATCAATCTAGTGTAGAAAATGCTGATGGAAAAATGGGAACGGGGTTTGTCTCATTGTATAAAACATACGGAGTACTCGGTAAGTATTCTGATGCAGACGGTGTTGTAATGGATATTCCGACTAATTTATTTGGCACACTTGAAATGTCTATATATGCTCCGACATTGACGGAAAGAGAGGGGCAAGTCCCATACGGGTATTTGATAAAAGACCTTAAGCTAAGGTATTGCCAGCCGTTAGATATGGACGACGATAAAGACTCCGATCGGATTTACGAGAATGTTGTTAATGAAAACTTTATTAATGAATTAGACGAAATAGAGTTTAAGATTTCGAGTTATAACAACGATGGAGCGTGCTATAGTAAAGTCTTGTTATTAGATGAATATTTGAAAGATAACCTTTATTCATCTATTGAAAAGACTTTGATTCGCCCGGAAGAGCTTTTAATAAGAAGAATTATTAATCAATACGGAGCTACCAAAATAAAACTAACACAGGTATTATTAAATAGTGACTCTATAACTCCTATATCCGTTCTTTCGGATAACTACATGAAAGGAAAACGTTTCATGATAGCAGGCGGAGAAATAGATTTCGCCAATGAACAATTTACCTGTAAAATGATAGAAGCATAATGACGATTCAAATAAAAAATAAAGCTATTCCGTCATCGCCCCGGTCAAAAAATTATCCGACTGGGGCGATTGTTAGCGTGTCGTCTGGCGGAGGTAGTGGAGTGACTTCCAACGCTAGCGGATCAAATGTTACTATTCTAGGAAAAGACGATTTGAGATCGGCGACAGATTTAAATGTTTTCTCATCTCTTCGCACGCTTGCGGAGATATTATCTATAATTGTAACGAAAGATGACGCCGAAACGAAGCTAACAGATAGTAATGTTTTATCGTCACTCCGAGTAAACAAAGAACTTGATACAATTAACGAAAGATTTAAGGACGCTATCGACGCTTTAAAAGACTCGTATTTATCCAAAACAGCGCCAGACGAAACGCAATTTCTTATCAAGTTGCTAGGCGGTTTAATTGTTGACAATGGGCTAGACGTAACGAAGGGTATTTCTACAGATACGTTGACCGCAACGACGGTAACAACGCAAATACTCAACATTCTTGATAAACTGATTGCCAAATCGGCTACTTTTTCCGGTGATATATCCTCAAATGACTACGCAGAAGGCTTAATCGGTTGGCTAATCGGCAAAGACGGTCATATAGATGCAAAATCTCTTCGTCTACGTGATTTCCTTGAAGTTCCTGAATTACGTTACAACCGCGTATCAATCGTTTCGGGCGAAGAGTGGAACGCTCCGGGCGGCGGGATTATTGAAAATATAGACGAATCAAATCGGATCATCTACCTTAAACTCGAACCGGGCGAAATAGCAGAAATAGAGGTAGACGATATTTGCAAAGGTATATTCAACGACTCAACCGGATTTCAAACCGCTTATTTTCGTATTACTGAAAAGATCGGTGATTCTACGTTTAAATATGCACTTCGTTCTGGTACAACCGCACACCCTTGCAAGGCTATGCACTTCGTTTCGTATGGTAACTTCACAAGCAAAGATCGGCAAAGATCGAGCTATTCGACACAAAGCTATGTCCGTTATCTGACGGGTGTTAACAGTTGGGAGATTACAAAAGAAATGATCGCTATGCAGTTGGGCGACCTGTCTAACTTGAAACTGTTTGGTATCGAAATGACTGGACATAGTGCGTATCTCCGCAATGTGTATATGACAGGGACTATCAAGCAATTATCTAACGATGGTATAACAGAAGTTCCCGTACCCGCTTTCAAAGGAGTATGGACGCCGGGCACATATTGGTACTATGATGAAGTTGTATGCAATGGCAGTACATGGATATGTATTGCAGACAAAACAATCCAAGAACCAACAGACAATTCTACTGATTGGCTTAAATATGTTTCTAAGGGAGAAACGGGCGACAAAGGCGACAAAGGAGATAAAGGAGATAAGGGAGATACGGGTGCAACCGGGGCAAAAGGCGACAAAGGTGATACAGGACCGACCGGATCACAAGGTATTCCCGGCACATCACAGTATTTTCACGTAAAGTACTCCGCTAATGCGAACGGTAATCCGATGTCTGACACTCCGAACACTTATATCGGTACAGCGGTAACAACTAGTGCGACCGCTCCAACCGGATACGCTTCTTATAAGTGGGTACAGTTGAAAGGCTCGCAAGGTCCTAAAGGAGAACAAGGTATCGCCGGACCAACCGGAGCCAACGGACAAACTTCCTACTTACACATCAAGTACTCGGACAATGGTACGAGTTTTACTGCTAATAATGGTGAGACTCCCGGTGCTTGGATAGGGCAATATGTTGACTTCACTGCGGCAGACAGCACAACTTTTTCTAAGTATATTTGGACGAAAGTAAAGGGTGATACAGGAGATAAGGGGGATAAAGGGGACAAAGGAGATAAAGGCGATCAGGGAGGCAAGGGAGATACAGGAGCAACCGGACTTCCCGGTGCTTTAATCCGCCCGCGCGGTGAGTGGAAAGCAAACACTAACTATGTTAATAATACGCAGTATCGAGATACTATCATCTACAACGGTAATACTTATTCGTGTCGTGTAGATCATAATTCCGGTTCTTCTTTCGATGTAACGAAATGGACTTTGTTTAACGACTTTGTTAATGTTGCTACGCAGTTGTTAGTAGCTCAAAATGCAACGATCGATATACTCGGCACGTCCGGTCTGTTTATTGGTAATCAAGCAAAAACGCAAGGTTGGTTAATGACAGGCGGTTCGATTAAGCATAATGTAACCGGGCATGAAT